GTTGCGGTTGGTATTGAGCATGTCCGTTTCCAGGGGGACTTGGCCGGGGTAGATGATTTGGCGGCGCATGGAATCTCCGGGCAATAAAAAAGCCCGCAAAAGCGGGCTGAATGGGTTCTTGAGTTGTTGGTTGGCGGGTCAGCTTGCGATGCGCACCCATGCGATCGTTCCGGCGGGCTTCACGGCATCGACGGCAGCAAAGATCGCCGCATCACTGACACCTGCCGTGATGAGCGATAGAGAGGTGTAGCCGCTCGCGACGCCGTAGCCGCCTTCTGGATCGCCATAGCCGGGCATGCCGGCGACGCCCTGTGCACTGAAGGGTCGAAATGCTATGACGAAGGCTTGATAGGGAAGCTGAAGAGATCCGTAGTAGCCAGCGACGCCATATCCACAATTCGGCGCGCCGTAGCCTCCGCAGTCACCAGGCCGCGTCGGCTCGATGATGATCGGCGTTCTTCCCGTCAACTGCGTCAGCGTCTGAATAATGGCGTGACGTGTCGCCTTTTCCCGAAAGAGGTTCGCCAGGATCCTGGCTCGGAAAGAGTCGTCCGTCTCGCCGGTTTGCCTTGGCAATGACGTGCCGAAGAAATCGGCACTGATGAGATCGATCCAGCCATCCGTTGCATTCAGTATTCGGGTTTGCAGCTTCGCAAACCCGTAAAGCGCATAGATAAAACTCAGCGCATTGCCGATGCCGGTGAGTACTGCATCGATGAAGGGCACGCTGTCGGTTGGTGAACCGAACCAGCGCGATGGGAGCAAGCCCTTTAGCCTGCTGAAGAAGTCCTGGTTATCGCCCGTCGCCATGGTCAGTTCGCCGCCACGCTGCCAGCGACAATGCGCTGCTGATTCGTTGCGACGAGATCGGCGGTGCCACCGTTGAGCGTGAGCCCGGTGATGTTGGTGACACCGGGTGATGCGTCATATGCAACCTGGGCGAGCCGGGTATACGCACAGGTCTGGCCAAGCGTCAGGGATGCGAGGTAGGTCTGCACCGCCGATTGCGCCAGCGCCTTGGTCGCAACGGGGTCATACCCGGTGGCGACCGTGACGTACATGACGACGTTCGCCGTTATCGTGACCGGTGCGAACACCGCGAACGCGATGGTGAAGGGCCGCACCGCGTCGACGGCGTTGTAGGCGGACGACAGAAACGTGGAACTGGGATGGCCAGAGCCATCGTCCACCACGACGTAGAAGAAACCGAGCTGCGTGGTGCCGTTGTAGGCCTGGTTTTCGACTAGGGTATAGCTGACACCCGTCTGCATCGACAGCAGCGCGTTGCCGATGGCGATCTTTGTGGCCCGCGAAAGGCTGCCCAGGTAGGAAATAAAGCGAGTGCGGAAAGCAGCATCCGTTTCAGCGTTTTCGCCGTTCACGAACGGCGCCGAGTTCGTTACGGTGTCCACATAGGGAACCGCTTGCCCAATCACGCTGATGGAGCCGGCCGACACATTGCCGGCGGTGCCAGCCGTTACCGCCATGACCGTGGCAGAAATGCTACTGGTCCCAGCAGGGATGATGTACGCGTTCGCCGCGATATTGAACGCAGGTTGCGTCGTATCGGCGACCACGGTGAACTGCTGGGTGCCGTCGCCGGTCTGGATCTGCGTGCCGACCGGAATGGTCGCCTGCATAGCCGCAGTGAAGCGCGCGAAGGTCACCTGGCCCGTCGCCGGCGTCGCCTGGATGCGGGTAAGGCCATAATCGGCCATCCAGCTATCGAGGTCGGCGCCCGTACACAGCGCGGCACGCGTGGTATTGAGCAGAACCAGTATCAGCGACTGCAGCCATATAGCAACCGCTGCAATGGCTTCGGTGATGCTGAGCAGCACCGAGCCGACAGTGAAATCGAGCAGCGCGCTTGCCCTTCCCTGGATCGCCGTCGCAATGTCACTAACGATCTGGGTGAAGCTCTTAGATGTGATATTGGGCATGATCGGCGCCAGAAACGGAAAAGCCCCGGTCGCTCGCGCGGCCAGGGCCTTCGGATAGGTGGATAAGGGTCGGGTGCTACTTGTTCACATTGAACGCAAGCACGATCGGGGTCCCTGTGGAGGCATCGGTGTAATTGATCTGCACGTTGATGCCATCGCTGATCGCCGTCACCGTGATGTCCGGTGGCGGATTGCGGGCCACGCTGGCCTCCATCAACATCTGGCCTCGGATCAGCGCGCGAATCTCTGCCGGGCTGGCCAGCGAACCCACCAAACGCGGCAGGCCGGCACCGTAGTCAGGATGAAAGATGTAGTCACCCGCTACGATCACGTTGCCCGAGGCATCCTTTTGTGCCGGGTTCGTCAGTAGCCGGCGCAAGATGCGCTGTTTGCTGCGTTCCATATCGCTGGCCTTGAGCAAGTCTCCGTTGGCCGCGGCACTGCAGTCCCCACTCCAGTAGTGGGAGATGTCATACAAAATTTGCTGCATTGCCATTCCTTACTGCGGAGTGCCCGTCAGGCCACCAGTGAGCGTGCCGCCCGAATGCTTATGCGAGTCGTCGATGCGGTGCCCATTGGCGGTCACTTCACCGGTGAAGGTCCAGTTTCCATTCCACGACACATTGCCGCTGCAACTCCACGACTGCGCGGCGATTGTCGCTGTGCCGCTGATATTGGCGGTTAGGTTGCCGCCTACCGTGGCCGTCAGGTTGCTGTTGCTGATCAGTTCCACGCTGCCATCGTTATGAAACTTCAGCGCACTGGTCGATTTGTGCACCATCCAGATTTCACCGGATGGCACCGGCAGTGGCGGTGATAGATCGTCGAATATGCACTGGACCGCAATCCCCGCATTCAAGGCGCCGTCTTGGAACACCACCAGGATTTGATCGTTGAGAGCCGGCGGCGCATAGACGCCCCACTGGTTGCCGACCGCCAATGCCCCGAGCGGAATCCAACCCGTTTCAGGCTCCGAACCATCATCGAATGGGAACTGCACCTTCACCGTGTAGGTGTTGGGGTCGTAAGCCGAAACAATCCCCAGCTTTGCGTGCCGTAGGCGCTGCATCGCTGCGCCGGCCTGCCCTCGCATGACGTTGAGCATTCCCTTCATGCCGCGGCCTGCACGTCGTTGGAGTGATTTCGCGCGCTGACGCTCATGACATAGCCCTCATCGATGCCCATTCGTCGCACGATGCTTTCCGGGAAATAGTTCTGGTCGTAAACCGTGCCGGTGCCGGTCACCTGGATGACATTGTTGATACTGAGCGTGCCGTCCGCCGGCATAACAGCCGACAACCGCATTTCTTGCTTGATCAGATCGTTGTATTTCGCCTTGGCGGCCTTCACGGCCTGATCTGGCGTCAGATTCGGTATAACCACGAAGTACTGCTGCGCCGGACTCGTCGCCGTGCCGGGACGAATGCCTTTCGCGCGCCCCGTTGGATAGGTTTCGCTGAAGCCATGCCGCTGCTTCTGATTCCAACTGCGGACGGTAACCGTAATGGTGTTTCCAACCGTCAGGGTGCGGGAAAAGCTCAGCTGCTCGGCCGTACACTGAAACGACTGGGTATCATCGGCTGGCGTCCAGACAATCGGGTATACCGGCGCCTGGGCAGGATCCGGTGCCGGCTCGAAGTGCAGTTCGTGCCCCTTCACATAGACGACATAACCCGTCTGGGCTGCCAGCCATGTCAGTAGGTCCCACTCGGTATGCCCATCCGTCAGCTGGATATGATCGATCTGGTAATACTTGCCGGCCTTGTCAGACGTGGCCGTCACTACGGGGGTCAGCCCGTGGCGCTGGGCCAGCGTCGTGGCGATTTGGCTTGCGGTCTGGTTGCGGAACGTCTCCGTGGTCTTCGCATCGATCAGCAGCGACGCGAGATCGCGGCCGGTTAGCTCCAGCGTGCGTTGCAGCGGGTCGTAGTGAACGTCATCCACGTTTCCGACCAGCACCAGGTCAAGGTCGGACACGCCGTAGTTACTGGGGTCGGCAGGGAAACCGCCATACAGCTCCACCGTCATGGTGGTCTGGCTGCAGAACCACACCTCATCGTTCGGCGCCGCGAGCGCGGAGAGGGACAGCAGTACGCGGAACGTCGCCGATTCGCGGTAGGTATGGCTCTCCGCCTCCCATTCCAACCAGCCGGCGATCTGCTGCCCGTTCACACGCACGATCCCGCGCGGCTCACGTACCGGGCCGTTGGCAAGTGATGGATTGTTGGTCATGGATCAGGAGGTGCCGAGCACGCCGCCGGCGGTGTCTGGCTGATTCGGGATCTGGAGTGTCTGCAGGCCGGTCAGCACCGGGTCGGTGAGGCCATTGGCCTTGGCGATGCCCGTCCAGGCCATCGGATCGTCGTATTCCCGCGAAGCGATCTGCATCAAGTTGCCGCCGGCAACGGTTTCAGAGCGCGTTGCGCCGGCCACCGAACCCAAGTTAGCGGTCATGCGCCCCATCACGCTGCGCAGGTTTAACAGGAGTGGTTGCTGCTGGTAAGCATTGAGCTGCGCGCTCATTTTGCCAATGGTCTGCGACACGGGATTGCTTGGCAGCACGCCGCCTACCGTGGTCACGTTGAGCATCGTGTTGTCGGCGGCACTGATCAGCGTCTGTACCCTGCTCTGCACGGCCTGTATGGGCTGCAGCACGCTGTTGATGGTGGACTGCGCCGCATTGGCAAAGGTGGAAACGGCACCTATCGCGGTGTTCAGCGTGCCAAGCAGCCCAGACAGTGTGCTGTCTCCAATCTGGCCACCCAGGCCGTTCGCCGTATTCAAATCCTGCGTCAGCTGCGCATCGATGTCCGGCACGTCGCCGGCCACGGTGGGAGTTGCGTTGTCCTGCACCACCACGCATCGAATCCGGTACGGAATCCGATATTCGAACTCGTAATTCGCGGTGAAGCTCTCGATCACCACCAGGAAGTTCAGGCTGGACCACGTCAGCGTCAGCTGCTGCCCCAGGATGCGCTGCGTGTTGAGGTATTGGGCGCGATCAACCGCAGTCGAACCCAGGAACATACCGGACCACTCGATAGGCGCATCCTTGCGCCCCATCGCGTCCACCACCCGCGTGCCCCCAACAAGTTCGTGCACCGTCAGCGCTTGATCCCCGCCCCATGGGATGACCTCGGGGACTTCGAAGCCACCAAACGTCAGATCGCCGAGGGAAAGGGTTGTGATCGCCATCGAATTTCCTATTGCTCAGGTGCCGACGTATCCAATCGGGCCGGGCATCATCGAACTGTCGAACGAAGACATACCGGTCTGCGGTCGCATCGCCTCGCGCGTCTGGTGCTGTGTAATGGCGCGTCCCACTTCGCGATCTTTCAGGTAGACCTTTGAGGTGACCTGGATGGTATTGCTACCGTTCGCGCCGTAATTCGCCGCGAGATGCGCCTTCCACTTTTCGTTGTTCGCAATCGCCTCCTTCGCCTCTTTGCTTCCGAAGAAGGCCATCGCGTGCGCTTCGGCATTTCCTAGCCAGTCTCCGAACTTGGTTCCAGCCACGTAGTGATCGCTTACGTATGTCCCTACTTTCCAACCAAGA